CTTTCTGAAATCCTCCCCAATCTTCCAGATTCTAAAAAAGAAAGAATCTTGGGAGTAGCTGAGGGAATGAGCATTATGAAAGAAAGCACGGAAATCAAAAAGACAGGTTAACAGGAAAGGAGAAGGATATGGAAACATTGTGCTTAGCATGCTGTTTTATTGGCACTGGATTATTAATATTATCAGTCATTCTCTGTATAGTATCTGACAACATAATATTGTGGCAAGTGATTTTAATAATTGGAGAAATAGTAGCGTTTTTCGGCTACATGCCAGTATTTTTAAAACTCTTTTGAAAGCAGGCGAATGCAGCGCTCATACAGCTTATCGGTTGATTTTGAAGCACCATTCTGAAGCACCGTATTAGCAAGTCTGAAAAGAGCACGGCGAGATGATCTGCGCTTACAAATCGCGGCAAGCTTTAAAGCTTGCTTGTAAAAAGTTAAAGCAAATCCGATTCTCTCCTTACCATATTGACAGTGAGAATAAGAATCGGAGAAAAGCTCACAAAGCTTTAAACGTTCGTCTATAGTATGGCTCATTTTGTAAATTTTATACTCCTTAACGGAGTGGATGAGAGCAGTAATTGCTGGAGCAATAATAGCGGCAATAGCTGTTATATACGCAGATGTAACGGTGAAATCATTATCCATAAGATTTAACTTCCTTTATGCATTTGATATTTAAAGGATAAGAGAATCTAAGGGAAAAGTCAATGGCATTTGGAGAAGTAACAGGAAAGGAGATGAAGCAAGATAGAGAATACAGCATTACTGATAAATTTATTTGCAACGCTGTTGAATTCGATAGCAATAATTTGCCTTGCACTTAGCATGAGAAGATAACAGGAGGCGGCTTAAAGATGGTTTATACAGAATCCATACGGGGGTATCCATACATGAAAAAAGAGCAACTCGCAAAGGAATTCCAGATCAGCACTGGAACCGTAAGAACGAGACTATTCGAAATTGAGAATCAGATAAAAAATGGACGCTACAACGATTACGCCATTATCCGGGATGGAAACATTGTCCTGATCAACGTTCTGGTGTTTATTGATTATCTTACTTATCGGCGTCAGCTTCTGGACAGCAATGCCAGGAAGTATACTCCGGCATTTCATCCGGAAAAGCTGGTGCAGATGATCGGTTGGAGCAACCGGGCTGTTGTGGAAGAAGGTGCCGGTGGTGAAGCGTAACATAATCATATCTGTCATCATAGGCACCCTTGCTACATACCTGCCGTTCTGGCAGTGGGACGGACTGCAGGTTGCAGGAGCTATAGCATTATCAATGCTTGCATGGATGCTGATACAGGGCACAGAGCCAGAAGGGAGGAGACCATGATTTTAGAAAAAATGATAGATGAGTTGTATGAGCTTTCGAAGAAAGCTATAGCAAGCGGAATCCATGTAAGTTTCGAAATAGGATTAGCTGGATATCCATGCCGGATTTGGGTGGAGGAACCTTCAGAAAGCAAAATGACTGCTTATGATATCTATCGTGAAGAAGTAATGATGAAAGAATCCGTTAAAAACTACGAAGCAGCCAGGGAGCATCTTACACGGTTGTTAAAAGAAAATGGATCCTGAGAGTGGGAGCTCATCAGGATCCGGTGTCCAAATGGACAAAAAAAGTTTATCACCCTTTCATTGTAGAGGAGAAAGAGAGAAAAATCAATGAAAACATTAAAAATTTCAGCAGATAACGAAATCTCAATTATTGATGTGAATTTTGACGATTTCAAGAGTATTCAGAAGGCTTTAGGAGGCCATTTTGAAACTGTCCATACCGTCAAAATGAATAATTACTTTCAGGAACCAGTGATTATGTTGGTAGATGAGGAAGGGTATTTTAAGAATCTGCCATTAAATCGTTTTGGAAGCTGGATGTACGACATGCCAAGACATGGTTCTCCAATCTTAGGAGATGTGCTCCTGGCGGAAGCGCGTTATGAAGATATTATGGCAGTGCAGGAACCAGAAAAACTGATGGAGAAACTGCTAAATGATTTTGAGTTTTTGAAAAAGGAGAAAAGATAAGATATGAGCATGAAGATTAACCGTCTCGAAATCGAGAATGTAAAACGTATCAAAGCAGTAAAGTTGGAACCTGCACAGAACGGCTTAACCATCATTGGCGGAGATAACCAGCAGGGCAAAACCTCAGTTCTGGATTCCATCGCCTGGGCACTTGGCGGGGAACGTTACAAACCTTCCCAGAGTACAAGAGAAGGCTCCATGGTGCCGCCGAACTTACATATTGTGATGAACAATGGTTTGGTAGTGGAGCGTAAGGGAAAGAACAGTGCCCTCAAGGTTACGGACCCGAATGGTCAGAAGGCCGGACAGCAGCTGCTTAATGAATTTGTGGAACAGCTTGCCCTGGATCTTCCAAGATTTATGGAAGCCTCCGGAACAGAGAAGGCAAAAGTGCTTTTGCAGATCATTGGCGTGGGACCTCAGCTTGCAGAACTGGAAAAGGAAGAAAAAGAGCTTTACCAGGAGCGTCTGTATGTAGGACGTACCGCTGATCAGAAAGAGAAATTTGCAAAAGAGCAGCCCTATTATCCGGAGGCTCCAAGAGATCTGGTGTCACCCTCCGAGCTGATCAGACAGCAGCAGGAGATTTTGGCAAGGAATGGCGAGAACCAGAGAAAGCGTGATCAGGCTGCGCAGCTCCGGGAATCTGTGAAGCGTGCCCATGAGGAAGTAATCAGATTGTCTGAGCTTCTGGAAGCAGCCAAGCTGAAACATCTGCAGCTGGTAAAAGATCTGGATATTGCAGAGACTTCTGCAAAGGATCTGACGGACCAGTCCACAGAAGAACTGGAAGCTAATATCTCCAATATCGAGGAAATCAACCGTAAAGTCAGAGCCAACCTGGATAAGGAAAAAGCGGAGGATGACGCCAAAGAGTACCGTACCAAGTACGACAATCTAACAAAGCAGCTGGAAGAGACAAGGGATAAGAAGAATGAGCTTCTGACTTCTGCAGAGCTTCCTCTTCCAGAGCTATCCGTAAAAGATGGAGAGCTGGTCTATAAAGGCCAGAAGTGGGACAACATGTCCGGTGCGGAACGTCTGAAGGTTTCTACCGCTATTGTCCGCAAACTGAACCCGCAGTGCGGTTTCGTTCTTCTGGACAAGCTGGAGCAGATGGACAGAAAGACACTGCAGGAGTTTGGAGAGTGGCTGGAAGCAGAAGGACTCCAGGCAATTGCTACCAGAGTTTCTACTGGTGATGAGTGCAGCATTATTATTGAAGACGGTTATGTGGTTGGACAGGAACATCCGGAAGAACCACAGCAAAAAGCATGGAAGGCAGGTGCATTTTAAATGGAAATTATCAGAGGTGTGATTCCCTGTGCAAAGAAGGTGGTCATTTACGGACCAGAAGGAATTGGCAAATCCACTTTTGCCAGCAAGTTCCCAGATCCGGTGTTTATTGACACGGAAGGAAGTACCAATTCAATGGATGTTGCGAGACTTCCCAAGGCGTCCAGCTGGCAGATGTTGCTGGACCAGGTGGATTATGTCCGCTCACATCCGACTATGTGCAAGACACTGGTCATAGATACCATTGACTGGGCGGAATCTATGTGTATCCGGCATATCTGCGACAAACACAGAAAGTCCGGTATTGAAGACTTTGGCTATGGAAACGGCTATGTTTATGTGAAAGAAGAACTGGGAAAATTCCTTAATCAGCTGACAGAAGTTGTAGAGGCTGGTGTCAACGTGGTCCTTACTGCACATGCGCAGATCCGGAAGTTTGAACAGCCGGATGAACTGGGAGCTTATGACAGATGGGAGTTAAAGCTTGGAAAGAAAACAGCATCCCAGACCTCCCCACTGATCAAGGAATGGGCGGACATGCTACTGTTTGCCAATTATAAAACATTCTCTATTGCGGTGGATGATAAAGGGAAAAAGAGGAAAGCCCAGGGCGGTGAGCGTGTGATGTATACCACCCACAATGCCTGCTGGGATGCAAAGAACCGCTACGGTCTGCCAGATGAAGTCCCATTCAGTTATGATTCCATCCGGACAATCATTGAGGGAAATGCCGTGCCAGTAAAAGAAACACAGCCAAAATCCGTACCAGCGCAGCAGCCGGTACAGGCTCAGCCAACTGTACAGCCTCAGCCGACTACGGTACAGGAAGCTACAAAGACAGAACCTGCTGTTACTGTTGGGGAGCAGATGAACCTTCCGCTTAATGAACCACAAAAGACTCCGGAACCGACAGCAAGGAGCAGCACCATTGATCCCGGAATCCCTAAAGCTTTACGTGACCTGATGGAGAGTAACCAGGTAGATGAATGGGACATCCAGAACGTAGTGGCAGCAAGAGGGTATTATCCCTCTGATGTAAAGGTGAAAGATTATGACATGGACTTTATCAATGGCTGTCTGATCGGGGCATGGCCACAGGTCTATGGAATGATCAAAGAAATGAAAGCGACACAACAGGTGCCGTTCAATTAAAGGAGGATAAAAATTTATGGCAGCAGAAGGAAGAGAGTTAGGCTGGGAGGATTCCATCAAACAGGATGCCCAGGATTATGAGCCAATTCCAGAAGGGGATTATAACGTAACAATTGAGAAATTTGACCGTAGCAGATCTAAAGGTGAGGGTAAGCTCCCTCCATGCAATATGGCAGTTGTTTATTTTACGGTGCATGTTCCAGAACGTGAGGTTACCATCCGTGAAAATTATGTACTGCATACCAGTTTGGAGTGGAAGCTGTCTGAGCTGTTCCGTGGCGTTGGCCTTAAGAAGGAGGGAGAAGAACTCCGTATGGACTGGAGTGCACTTCCTGGCAAGACTGCGCGCGCTAAGATCGGACTGAAGCCTGGAATTAAGGATCCAAACAAGAAGTTCAATTACATTGAAAAGCTGTATCCAAAGGATACCAGTAAACCTGCATTTACACCGGGAGGCTTTTAAAAATGGAACTAAGGCCGTATCAAAAAGAAGCGAAGGAAGCTATTTTTGAACAGTGGGACAGCGGGGTGTTAAAAACCCTGCTGGTCCTTCCTACAGGCTGTGGAAAGACTGTGGTATTTGCCAAGGTAACAGAGGAATGTGTCCGTAAAGGTGACCGCGTACTGATCCTGGCACACAGAGGGGAACTGCTCGATCAGGCAGCAGATAAGCTGATGAAGACAACCGGGCTTGGATGTGCCTTGGAAAAGGCAGAAAGCTCCTGCCAGGGCAGCTGGTTCCGGGTAGTGGTTGGCTCTGTACAGACATTGATGAGAGAAAAGAGGCTGGGAAGTTTC